CGGTCGGCCTGGGAGGCCAGCGCATAGCCTGCAGAGAATGCATGTTCGGCAACGAAAGCCCAAACGGGCTTGTTACGACGAAGCGCGCGGATCTGATCAGCCAGGTCGAAGACGCCTGCTACCTCGCCTCCGAAGCTATCGATCTCGAGCGCCACCGCGCGCACAGACGGATCGCGCGCTGCTGCATCGATCTGTGCGGCTATTCCCTCGTAGCTGGTCTGGCCGGAGGACTGTCCGATCCAGCCCCCGCGATGGATCAGCACGCCCGCGATCTCGATCACCGCGATGCCATCGACGATCGGGTAGGGGGCGTCGCCATGGTGCTGCAGGCGTTGAGTGAGGTTTCCACTTAAGATGCTGGCGCGTGCAGGGAGAACAGTTTTGCCCTCTGGTGTGTCGACGCCATCAGCCAGTTCGACCTGCCGTCCCAGGATGCGCGGCCCAAGGCCGGATAGAAACGCCATGGCCTTGGAGGGTTCGACCAGCAGCGGCGTGTTGAACGCGCGAGCGGCAATGCGGGCATGGAGCATTAGGCTTGGTCCTCGTCAGGGCGTGGGCGGTCTTCCGCGTCATCGGTCTCATTGTTTGGCTCGGCCCTATCTTCCTCGGTTGGTACAGCCTGCACGCCTTGCGCGGGCGATCCGGGCCGGCGGAAATCAAGGCCCAGCGCGCGCTCGCGTTCGCGTTCGGACGCGATTTCACGGTCCACCTGCTCGGCGTCATAGCCGCGCTCGGCGATGGCCTGCGTTCGGGATTTGAGCCCCGCCTCGATCTGGGCGATCTCTGCATTGGCGTCTTTCAGCGGATCGACCCAGTCCCATTTCGTGGGGAGCCAATCGGCCGCCAGCATGCGCGGACGATCGGCCTCATAGCCGGGCAAGGTCAGCGCGCCGGAGAGCACCGCCAGATCCAGCCAACGCGCATAGACCGGCCGACAGAGCTGATAGACCATCACCGAATGCTGCCAAGCCGAAACCCGACGGCGGAACTCGATCAGCGCGAGCCGAGAGTTCGAGAAGTTGCCCTTCACCATGTCATTGGCGAGGTAGGGGTAAGGAATGCCCAGCGCTGCAGAAATCTGCAGAAGCGTCCGATACTGAAACGGCTCGTAGGTCGCCCCACTATCCGCGGGTTGGCCGACGGTCACATCCTCGCCTGGATCGAGTCGCACGATCTGGCCTGGGCTAATCTCGACGCCAGCAGGCATTTCCTCATCGTCCAAGGGGGCCAGCGGGTTCTCCGGCGCAGGTGATGTGACGAACATCGCGTACATTGCGGCAACCTTCTTCCGGTCGAGCTCGGCATCGTCGTATTGATCCAGCAGAAAGAGTTTTACGATTGCCGGAGCGAGTTTAGACACGCCGCGCAGCTGCCCGCCCTCGACTGGGTCGATGACGTGGATGACCTCGCTGGCGGGAACGCGAATAGTCTCACCTGAGAGACCCGGGTCGGTGCTGTCGCCGGGATGGCGGCGCAAGAAGTGATAGGCGACGCGCCGCCCGATGCGATCGAACTCGATCCCCTGGCGGACCGCATTGCCGTTGCGCGCCACGCCTGTTTCATGAAGCGGCAGCATTTCTGAGGGCAGCATCTGCAGCTGCAAGGGCACTGTCAGTCCATCTTCGACCCGGCGCGGCCTGATCCGAATGAAGACTTCGCCCGCCAAGAACACCTCGCGCGCGGCGCGGCGCTGCAGTCCGTAGAAATCTGTCAGCCCCTCGGCGTCAGCCTCATCCGTCCAAGCGAGCCAGAGCCGCTGTAGCTCTTCTTTCCGAGCGGCATCGGCGAGCTTTGAGATCGGCTTGATCCCGTCACCCACGGTATTCGCCGCCCAGCTTTCGACGGCATTCACGGCATAGCCGTTGTTGCGCACCAGCCAGCGGGCGCGGGCGGTGATGTCAGGCCCGGATGCCGCGATCAGCGCGTTCACATGTGCCCGTGTCGCCTGGAACCCGCGAAGACGGCGATGATGCTGGCCTGCGTCAAACCCGCCGATAAACGCCCCAAGGCGCTGCCGCCAGTTCATCACAGATCCTTCACGGCATAAGGCCGCAACACGCGCTCAGCGCCGCGCTCGAGCTTGGCAATGCGCCGTTCGACATCGCCTATGGCCGCGGCAAGCTCGGCGTCGGTGCCATAATTCACCGTATTGCCGTCATAGCTGACTGACCGCGTGCCGCTGTAACGCGCGGCCAGAAGGGCGCTGTGGCGGCGTTTTAACTCGTCGAGCGTCATGGCGTTCTCTTGTTTTGCACACTGTGAGTGTGTATGTTGCGTATGTGTTTGGAGGTCCCAATGCAGCACGCCACCACCGAAAAACAGCGTACCAACGTCACCCTCACGGCTGCCAACCTGGCGGCTGCACGGGAGTTGGGGCTCAATGTGTCGGCGATCAGCGACGCCGCCGTTGCTGAAGCGGTCCGCGCGGCAAAGGCCAAAGCCTGGGCTCAAGAGAATGCGACAGCCATCGCGGAGCGCCGAGCCTGGATCGAAGCCAACGGAACGCCCTTGGCGGATCTTCAGGTGTTGAAGATCAGCTGATGGCGCAGTTTCATGTTTATCGGGTGCCTGGCGATCGTCTCGTGCTCGACCTGCAGACGGATTTGATCGAGACCGGCACGCGCGTGGTTGCTCCGCTCATACCCAAGGCGTCAGGTCCTAAAGCCATCGGTCGGCTTGAGCCGGTGTTGGATATCGATGGTACGGCTTATGTACTTCACACCGCTGAAATGGCTGCCATTCCATCTGCGGTGCTCAAGGGCGAGCCTGTCGCGGATCTGACTGCCTCCGACTATGAAATCCGCGGTGCTCTCGATATGGTTTTCTCCGGCTTCTGATCATTCCATGTATTTTGGCGTGCTGATCTTCCAGCCGCGCCGTCGGGGCGATGCGATCCGCCCGGCCTGAGGTTCTGTCGGTTTTTCAGGTTCTTCACTTTGGGCTGGGACGGCCGTTTCGATGCCGGCCTGTTTCTCCAATTGTCGCCACATCCGTTCGTCGAAGCGGTCGGCGCCGAGGATCCAAGCGGCGGCCCGCGCATAGACCCGTGTGTCCAGCGCCTCATTCCTCTCGCGCATCTTCTGCCATTCCTGGCGGGCGTAGCCGCGTCGGTCGCGAATGGTGACCAGCTGTTCGGCCACCAGTTGCTTAAGCCATTCGCTATCTGCCCAGTTGGGCAGGTGGATCGTGCCAGCCGGGTTGGGCACGCCCAGCGCGCGATCCTCATCCGAGGGCCGCTCAAGCCGCAGATACCGATAGGTCTCGGCCTTGAAGGTGGCTGTCGCCAATGTCCAAAGCCGCGCGCCACGCTTGAGCTTCCGACCGTTCACCGTCGCGTCCACAAAGGTCGGCCCCGACACTGGGGTCGCCCGGTTGAACCCCTCAAGCCCTTTGACAGGTGCCACCTGCGCAATCCCCTGCGCGCGTGTCCAGGCGTAGACAGCGGCTGTTTCATACCCGGTGTCGATTGCCAGTTTGGCCAGCGGCATCACCGCGCCGTTCTCATGGACCCAGGTCTGCCCGAGCAACGTAGTGAGTGCCTGCCAGCAGGCCGGATCACCAGGCCCACCTGGAAGCACGATGTGATCGACGAGCCAGCTTTCGAGGCCGCGTCCCCAGGCCCAGACATCGACCTCGATGCGGTCCTTCTGCACATCGGCCCCGGCAGTCAGGAACAGCCCGCCCATGGGCACCTGAGCGGCAAACACCTCACGCCGGTCCGCCAATCGCTGCCATTCCGGCGCGTCGCCGCTTTCAACCCATGTCTCGCCCAGAAGCGTGTTGCGCGCTGCGCGCAGCATCTCATCAGAGCCTTGGGCTGCCAGCCAGTCCCGTGCGATCTGCTCCCAGCTCTTCCACCCGATCGGCGAATAAAGCGCCGAGAGGTGAAACCCGATCGCGTTCGGATCCGCGCCGGTCGCGGTGGCCCTCCATTCACCACGCTCGAGCATCTGCGTCTTGTGGTGCTCCGCGATGGGCCGCTCGCAGCCCGCGCAGGCATATGCCGCGGTTTCCGGCCGGCCCTTGTCCCAGCGCAGCCGCTCGAACTGCAGCCATTGCTTATGGCCGCAATGCGGGCAGGGCACGAAATACCGCCGCTGGTCACTGGCCTCGAACTCTCGCTCGATGCGAGAGAGCCCCCGGATGGTCGGGGTGGATACCATGAACACTTTGCGCCGATGCGCAAAGGTGGTGGTGCGCGCTTCGGCCAGCGTGACCGGATCACCTTCTTCGTCTGCCGAGGCTGGATAAGCATCGACCTCGTCCAGAAAAACATATCGGGCCGGCATGGACCGCAGGCCCGTCGCCGAATTAGCACCGGTAAGCACGAGAATGCCGCCTGGGAACTCCTTCGACAGCATTGAGTTGCCTGCATCCCGCGATCTCGCGGGATGGACGCGCTCCTTCAGCGCAGGGCTGTCTTCGATCAGCGGATCGATGCGGCCGCGCGAGGTGCGCTTGGCCATCTCGACCGTGGGCAGCACCGCCAGCATGGGGCCCGGCGCGTGATGGATCACAAAGCCTATCCAGTTGTTGCCAGCTTCCGTTGCGCCGACCTGGGCGGCCTTCATGAAGCTAATCCGCTGGGCTGGGTGGTTTGGCGACAGTGCATCCATGATAGCCCGCAGATATGGCGTTCGGGCCGTTCTGTATTGTCCGGGTTCAGCTGAGGCCCGAGATGACAGTTTCCTGTGCTTATCTGCCCATTCAGACACGGTCAGGTCAGGGTCGGGTCGCATGCCCCGGCGCCACGCGCGCAGGATATCCTCGGCGCCGTCAAAAGCGAGATCGAGGCCCTTGGTCAGATCAGATGTGTTCTCCTCATCATTCAAGCGAGACCCTGAGGTCGGCCAGGGTGTCGAGCTGCTCTCGGACATGGGTTTCCAGCACCCTCTGCAAGATCGCAGTCTCGATCGTCACCGCCTTGCCGGATGCCTTCTCCAGGTCTGCGGACA